TTAAAGAAACGTCAGATAGCATCTTCCTATTTTCATATGGCAAAACTTATTAACCAGTATTGGTTTGAGGACGGTGCTGTATTAAAAATAGGAGCTAGTCTTAAAGACTATATTAATGAAAAAGGTTCTTGGAAGTTTTTAAATGAGTATAAGAACTTCTTAAATGAACATACAGCATGGTATAGACCGGCTGAACCTGATAAGGTGGGGGCATGGCAACAACAAATTAAAGTGAGGATTAATGGTAGAGATACTTACAAGGGTAATAAATCTACTATTAATCTTTATTCTTTTGAGAAAGATCCTACCCATGGTGTGGGGGGACCTGTAACTTACTTTTTTCATGAAGAAGCTGGTATTGCTCCTAAGATGGATGATACATATGGGTTTATGAAACCTGCACTTAAATCAGGTCATATCATCACTGGTCAGTTTATAGCAGCAGGTTCAGTGGGTGATCTTGATCAGTGTGAACCTATGAAAGAATATATTCTTAATCCAGATGAGAATGGATTCTTTGGTGTTGAAAGTAATCTTTTAGATGGTGATGGTACTATAGGTTTAACAGGTCTTTTTATTCCTGAACAATGGAGTATGCCACCATACATAGATGAGTATGGTAATTCTAAAGTGGAAGAAGCTTTGGAAGCTTTGGATAGAGAGTTTGAACAAGCAAAGAAAAAACTTAACCCTGAAGCTTACCAGCTTACAATATCTCAGCATCCGCGAAACATAGAAGAAGCATTTGCTACAAGAAAGGTGAGTGTATTTCCATCTCATCTTGTAAGTAAACAACTTCAAAGAATTAGTGATAAGGAATATTCAGTTGAATATATTGATCTTTCTAAAAACTCAGAAGGAAAAATTATAGCTACAGCATCAAGAAAACTTCCTATATCCGAGTTTCCAATTAAGAAAAATACAGAAGATAAAGAAGGAGTGATATGTATTTATGAACGTCCTGTAAAAGATCCTACATTTGGAATGTATTATGCATCTATAGATCCAGTGGGGGAAGGCAAAACAACAACATCTGAATCACTATGTTCTATTTATATTTTAAAAAATTCTGTTGAGGTCATTACAGATGATGGAGATGGAAAAGTTAAAAATGAAATAGAACGTGATAAAATAGTAGCAAGTTGGTGCGGTAGATTTGATGATATTAATAAAACTCATGAACGTCTTGAGATCATGATTGAGTGGTATAACGCCTGGACTGTTGTTGAAAATAACGTAGCTCTATTTATACAATACATGATTAGTAAAAAGAAACAGCGTTATCTTGTACCAAAAGATATGATATTGTTTCTTAAAGACTTAGGTGCTAATAGAAATGTATTCCAACAGTATGGTTGGAAAAACGTTGGTACACTTTTTAAAGGTAATCTTCTATCTTATGGTGTAGAGTTTTTACAAGAAGAACTTGATCACGAGACTCTTCCGGATGGTACAATTGTTAAAACTGTTTATGGTGTAGAACGTATCCCAGATCCCATGCTTTTAAAAGAAATGAAAGACTATAGGGATGGGTTAAATGTCGATAGACTTGTATCATTTTGCGCACTTGTAGCTTTTGCCAAAGTGCAACAATCAAACAGGGGTTTACAAAAAAGAGTCGAAACTAACAACAAAAACTTGGTAAATCCAGAAAAAAGTTATAAATTAAAATTGAACCCTTTTAGGCATTTGGGAAGGTCCCGTGTTAAACAGAGTGCTTTTTCAAAGCCTAATGTTCCTTTTAAAAACATAAGATGATGGAATATGAAATAACTATATCAGATGATGATGCTGGTATTTTTTTATTTACAAATACAACATACTCATTCCCTATAATAGAAGTGGTATATGAGTTAATAAACGAATAATCATGCAAGTATACAATGCACTAGATTTAAAAGCAGGTAAGAAGACGGCGTATAATAAAATGGGTACGCTTACCCAACCTATACAATTTCTTCCTAACAAAGAGAAAGATGGGGAGTGGGGAGCTTGGAATTTAGATTGGTTAGAATGGCAGGGTATAAAGCAAATTAGAAGAAACTCTAGAAGACTTTTAAAAAACTACAAACTTGCTAAAGGTATCATTGATAGAACCGACTATATAATTGAGGAAGATAATGAATATGCAGATCTTATTGAGACTTTAACAAAAGAAGACCAATCTGCTCTTGAGCTTAAATACTATCCTATTATTCCTAATGTAATTAATGTTTTAACTGGAGAATTTTCAAAACGTGCTTCTAAAATAATGTTTAGGGCGGTTGATGATATGTCCTATAATGAAATGTTAGAAGAAAAAAGGGGAATGATTGAACAAGCTCTTTTAGCAGATGCTGAACAAAAGATTGTTTTAAAGTTAATTCAGATGGGAATGGACCCTGAATCTGAGGAAGCGCAGCAAGCACTTAACCCTGAGAATTTAAAATCTCTTCCTGAAATAGAACAATTTTTTAAAAAGGATTACAGATCTTTAATAGAAGAATGGGCGTCTCATCAACTTAAAGTTGATAATGAAAGATTCCATATGTATGAACTTGAGAATATGGCTTTTAGAGATATGCTTATTACAGATAGGGAATTTTGGCATTTTAAAATGAATGAGGATGATTATGAAGTGGAACTTTGGAATCCTCTTCTTACATTCTATCATAAATCTCCGAGCGCTAGATATATTTCTCAAGGTAATTGGGTTGGTAAAATTGATATATTAACAGTTGCAGATATTATAGATAAGTATGGATATTTAATGACTCAAGATCAGCTTGAAGCACTTGAAGCAATATATCCTGTAAGATCAGCAGGACTTGCTATGGGAGGTCTGCAAAATGATGGTTCTTATTATGATGCTACAAGATCTCATGCTTATAATGTAGAAGGACCGTCTTTATCATATAGACAATTTTTGTCTACGTATGAGAATATGCCTTATAACGGGGATATTATTCAATGGATACTTGCAGAAGGAGAAGATTTTTTAGATTATGGTCCTACCCACATGCTTAGGGCTACCACTATTTATTGGAAATCACAAAGAAAAGTTGGGCATCTTACAAAAGTTGATGAAACTGGTGAAATTATACAAGATATTGTTGATGAAACATATCTTGTTACAGAAAAGCCGGAGTATGATACATCTAAAATAAAGACTAAAAGTAAAGATAATTTAATCTTTGGTGAACACATAGATTGGATTTGGATTAATGAAGTTTGGGGAGGTCTTAAAATAGGACCTAATAGACCATCTTTTTGGGGTATGAATAACCCCGGAGGTCTTGCCCCCATGTATTTAAATGTTAAAAAAATTCCTTTTCAGTTTAAAGGCGACACCACTTTATATGGATGTAAACTTCCTGTAGAAGGTGCTGTGTTCTCTGATCGCAATACGCGATCAGTAAGTCTTGTAGACTTAATGAAACCCTATCAGATAGGATATAATATTGTAAATAATCAGATAGCAGATATTCTTGTAGATGAATTAGGTACAGTGATTATGCTTGACCAAAATGCTTTACCTCGTCACTCATTGGGTGAAGACTGGGGAAAAGGAAATTTGTCAAAAGCATATGTAGCAATGAAGAATTTCCAAATGCTGCCTCTTGATACATCTATTACAAATACAGAGAATGCTCTTAATTTCCAACATTATCAAGTGTTAAATCTTGAACAAACCCAACGTTTACTTTCAAGAATACAATTAGGAAACTATTTTAAAACACAAGCTTTTGAAACAATAGGTATTAGTCCTCAGAGAATGGGATCTATTACGGGTCAACAAACCGCAACAGGTATTGAACAGGCTGTAGTAAACTCATATGCTCAAACAGAACATTATTTTGTTCAACATTGTGATTATTTAATGCCTCGTATACATACAATGCGTACTGATTTAGCACAGTATTATAATTCTAAAAAACCTAGTTTAAGACTTCAGTACATCACAGGAAATGATGAAAAGGTAAACTTTGAGATTAATGGTATTGATCTTTTAGCTAGAGAATTAAATGTATTTGCTACTACAAAAAGCAATCATCGTAGTGTACTAGAACAATTAAAACAATTAGCCTTAAATAATAATACATCTGGAGCTTCTATTTACGATCTTGGTAATATTATTAAATCTGAATCAATTGCTGAACTTACTACTGTTCTTAAATCAGCTGAAGAAAAAGCTAATGCTATTAGACAAGAACAAGCTCAACAGCAGCAGCAGATGGCTCAACAAGAACAGCAAGCAAGACTTCAAGAAGCTCAGATGAAAATGCAGTTTGAGCAAGAAGAGAATGAAAAAGATCGACAAGCTCGTCTATTGGAGGCACAAATTAGAGCAGCTGGATATGGTAGTCAATCAGACGTTAATATGAATCAACAGTCTGACTATTTAGATGCTATGGAAAGAATAGAAAAACAAGATAACTATAGACAGCAAATGGATCTTGATAGAGAACGAGAAGTTAATAAAATGAGTATTACTAGAGAGACTAATCAATTAAAAGAAAAAGAAATATCATCGAGAGAAAGAATTGCAGAAAAACAATTAGAAATAGCAAGAACTAATAAAAATAAGTATGATAAACCTCAATCTAAATCTAAAAAGTAGATGAGATTATTTTTATAGCGGTATACTGATAAAAAACAATTTATAGCTGTACATTTTTAATATTTATATTAATATATTTTGTATATTAATATTGTAGATCTAAAACCAACAAATATGAACACACAAGTAGATAGTGCACAAACTAATGTGCAACAAGTAGATTTAGATATTGATTCGCTCTTTGAAGGTGCTCCTGTAGCAGATAACATAGTAACTCCTACTGATCCACCAGCTGAAAAAACTAAAAGGAATATTTTTAGTAAAGAAAATATCGATCTTAGTTTTTTAGACCCTAGTTCAAAAGAAGAAGTTAAAACGGATGAAACATCCGAAAACAAAGATTCTAAAGAACAAATCACTCAAGATGAACTTAAAGATATTTTAAGTGATGTTAGTGATGCAATAGAAGATGAGTCTAAAAATCCAGGAAGACCTAAAGTAGATAAGTCTGGACTTGTTGATACAATGTCTAAACTTATAGATGAGGGTCTCATCATTCCTTTTGATGATGATAAAGCCATGGATGAGTATTCCTTAAAAGATTGGAAAGAGCTTTTAGAAGCAAACTTTCAAGAAAGAGAAAAAGGAATAAGAGAAGAAGTTAATCAAAACTTATTTCAATCACTTCCTCCTGAGTTACAATATGCTGCAAAATATGTTTCAGATGGGGGTCAGGATTTAAAAGGTCTTTTTAGAGCTCTTGCTCATGTTGAAGAGTTTAGAGATTTAGATCCAGAAGATACTTACGATCAAGAGGTTATTGTTAGACAATACATGCAGGCTAAGGGAATTCCAGAACAAACAATTGATGATGATATTGACACCTGGAAAGACCTAGGTAAACTTGAACAAAAAGCTAAGCAATACAAACCTGAGCTTGATCATATGCAAGAACATGTTGTTGCTGAGCAACTCGCAAGACAAGAACAAATGAGACAACAACAGCAAGAAGCAGCAGATGCTTATGTTGAAAATGTTTATGATGCTTTAAAAGCAGCAGATATAAACGGTCTTAAATTGGATAAAAAAGTACAAGCTCAACTTTATTCAGGACTTGTTCAACCTCAATATCCATCAATGAGTGGACGCCCTACAAATCTTTTAGGGCACTTGTTAGAGAAATACCAGTTTGTAGAACCTAACTACCCCCTTATTGCAGAAGCTCTTTGGTTACTTTCTGATCCAGATGGATATAGATCGCAACTTGTAAAACAAGGTAAAAACTCTGCTGTTGAACAAACAGTTAGACAATTAAAAACCGAACAGTCTAACAAAATAGCAAGTTCTTCTTATGATGAAGACGATAAACCACAACAAAGAAAGATTAGTAGACAAACTAATATATTTAAACGATAAAAATTTTAACAATTAAAAATTAGAATCCTATGGCAACTCCAGTTTTAAACAATGGTATTTTTCTACGTGATACCAGCTACCAAGCAAGCTCGCACGTAGATTCTTACCACCTAGTTAACATGCTGAAGACCGCAGAACCTATGGATATGGGTCCTGTAGATCTTTGGGCTATGGCACAAAAGGTAGAAATGCCTTTGTACCAAATGTCTAGCTTTGGTGGAAAGAACGTTATTATGGTTGATAATGCACGCGGTGAGTACAAATGGCAAATACCTGTATCGCAAGATCTTCCTTATATTGTTGAGAATATTGAGGATGATCAAGCGCAGCTCGGTATTGATGGTCAAACATTTCAAATTAAGTTGAACAAACGTCAATTTGGACATGGTGACATCATCACTTACGACAAATACAATGGTGTGGAATTGTACATTGTACCCACTGAAGACATCGTCCCTGTTGGTGATGGTTTCATTTACACAGTGCAACTCGTAAACAATGATAACACAAAATGGTTAGATGGATCTAAATACCTTAAAACAGGTACAAAGTTCTTCCGTAAAGGTTCTGCTCGTGGTGAGTATGGTGAAAGATTCTCTGATATCGGAGCTTATGGTTCTGGTTTCCGTGAGTTTTATAACTATGTAGGTGGTGCTGAAGCTCACGTACACTACTCAGTTTCTTCTCGTGCTGATCTTATGATGAAAGGTGGTCTCAAAAACGATGGTTCAGTTCCTGTAGTTGAGATTTGGAGAAACTTTGATAAAACAAATGATCCTGCTATTTCTAGCTTAGAAGGTCTTGCTGCTAAAATGGGTAAAGAATATGTTAAGCGTGCTATTCAATCTGGTACTCTTAGTCGTACTTTCTTGACTACAATGGAAGCTGCTCACCTTACTAAAATTGCTACCGACATTGAAACCTACTTGATGTGGGGACATGGCGGACGTGTTAAACAAGATGGTCCAGATGATCTTCGTTTGTCTGTAGGTCTTTGGAAACAACTTGACAACTCTTACAAGCGTATCTACAACAGAAGCAGTTTTAATCTTGATTTGTTCAAATCTGAGATCTTTAACTTCTTCAATGGTCGTGTTGAATTTAAAGGACCCGATCCTCAACGTAAACTTGTTGTACAAACAGGTATGGGTGGTATGAAACTTGTTAATGAAGCAATTAAGAAAGAGGCTGTTAACTCAGGTCTTGTTCTTAATGCTCATGAGCTTGGCGCTGTAACAGGTAAAGGAATGGATCTTAACTTTGGGTTTGCTTATACTCAATATGTTATTCCTTTCTTAGCTAATGTTCAGTTTGTACTTAATCCTGCATTTGATAATGTACATACAAATGATATTGAAAACCCAATCATCGATGGTTTCCCACTTAGTTCTTATAACTTTATTATCTTTGATATCACTGATAATACTAATGACAACATTTACTTGTTGAAATTAGGTTGGGATAACCAACTGAAGTGGTTCTATCAAAACGGTACTATGGACTATATGGGACGTACACAAGGCTTCCAGTCTAGTGGTCAGTTTAACGGTTATCGCGTATTTATGACACAAACAATGCCTGCAATTTGGGTGAAAGATCCTACTAAGGTGTTGAAGATTGTTATGAGAAATCCGATCACTGGTGGTTCATTCTAATAATATAACAGTACCTGGGTTGCTTCCCGTAAGATCAGCACCCAGGTCTTTATATATTTTTTAACTAAAACCAATAAAAACAAAACAAAATGGCAGGTAATCCTAAAACAAGTAAGTCAACAGCAATCAAAAGTGCTCAGTCTAAACCGGGTTCTAAAGGTGTGTTTGTTGGAAAAAACCCTAAAGCGGGTGTTCAAAGCACTGCAATTAAATCTAAAAAGGGTAAATAATTACACATGTTTCATGTGGAACCTATGATAAACTAAAACCTGTTGTACGCACACCTTCGGGGAGTTTGCAACTCTCAACAGGTTCTATTAAACTTTATTAATGATATCACTTAAAAAACTTATTCAGGTTCCTGGTTCTCCTGATATTGCGTTACAGCAAAAATGGAAGGACTCTGAAGCAGCGCATGCGCGCCTCGCGCACGTGAATAGACTCTC